GCCCTTGGTCTGGGCATCCATCAGACAGATGTCACCTACCGACTGGCTCTTGCCTGATCCCCTGCCGCCTATAAGGATTTTGAATCGCTTGGGCGTAGTGATCAATGCTCTCAGCTTTGCCGGTAGCGTCATCTCAGGCATTGACTAGCCTCACGGTCCAGTCATGTTCTATCGGACCACCGTTCTCACCCATGTGCTCCTGCTGCACTCTCTCTGAGTACCCGTGTTTGGTCAGTATCAGCTTGGCAATCGTTGGATTCAGGTCACCTGTTAAACTGCCGTTGAGCAGCTTTCTCTCTTGTGCTCTTAGACACTTAGCAACAATGTCAGAAAACTCTTTCTTGTTAGGGTCATCGCACCAGTCGTAGATGGTCTCGCGTGTGATACTTAGCTCAATAGCTAGTCCCGCCATTTGGGGAATAACGTCACCGCAAGCAAGATAGCCGCCGTCCACATAGGCTTTGGCCTTTGCCAGTATCTCATCGTTGTACTTGGTTGGTCTGCCGCCTGGCATTATTCATACCTCGCTGGCTTTGATTTCTTTGCCATGCTCATAGCAATAGCCACAGCCTGCTTCTGTGGCTTGCCTGACTTAATCTCAGCCCTGATGTTCTTGCTGATCGTCTTCTTGCCATAACCTTTTTTAAGCGGCATAGAGCCTCCTGTGTTTGCTGCATTGTACTAATATCATATACGGAAAGCCTATAAATTATTATCCGCCATTATTAACCATAGGCTTGGTTAAAAAGAATCTAAGCTAAGTCCTTGATCTATATACATATTATTGAATATATATATTATTAACCATTTATACTAGACACTCTCTTTTACAGTAGACGAGTTTATCCAGCATCTCTAGACAGAAATGGTTGAAAAACATTTAATCGGGAATTGCTTGGGGAATCAGGAGCTTAGACTACTTTAATATTCGCCATTTGCTTGGTTAATAATGGCGGATAATAATCATAAGCTCCTGTTTTTGTTGCGGTTTTCAATAATGTAAGGCTTTGGCGGATAATAGTAAACACCTATCGCACGAAATAACGCGAGGTCGGTCTACCGCGCCCTGTGGAGTCTCGCTTCACCAACGCCCCGGCCTGTACCATCCTTTCCAGCGCCTGCTCCACATCGGCTGGCTTGTACGCTCTACAGCCTCGCTGGATCGCTCCGAGCGTCTCCCCATGCTCTCCAGTGACCATCGACAGAATCTTGCTGGAAAGCGCGTCCTGCGCCTGCGTGGCACAGTTGCTGTAGGCCACGCGCATCTTGCTGTCTATGTCCCGCTTCACCAGCGCGTATGCCCATCGAACGTGCTCCAGTGTTCTCAAGCCAGAAGGCATGGCAAGCACTGCTGCGACCTTTGCTGTCAGCTCATAGCCTCTGCGTGGAATAGGGTGCAGCCCGGTTTCATCCTTGTGCCTGTCGGCCATGTCCCAGAACAGCTCGCCTACTACGTCCAGCGCGGCGGCAGCCTCCTCCGTGGTCTGGATCGGTGCCTTGTCCCCGTACCGCTCGACCCGTGCGCCGGTCTCGATGGTGTAGCCCGGAGCGTACAGCCCAGCCAGGGTGTACTTGATCCGATCTGGCACGGGTGGCCTGGTGCGCTGCGCCCGTGGCTTGATGCGTGGGTTGCCTTCCAGCTCCCGGAAGATCAAAGCGCGGCCCATGAAGCCGTTGACCGCCATGTCGTAGTCCATCAGCTTGTCGAATTTGTCTGGAGTGGTCAGGCCGAATATCGAAAGAAAGGGATTCTCGATGCCCATGTCTACGGTTGTCAACTGCTGCTGGATGCGCTCCAGCCGGTGCTCCAGCCCACGCTCGCCATCGTCCACGGCCTTCTGGGTGCGCTTCTGCTCGCCTAGCAAGTCCTGTTTGATCTGCTCTTTAAGGTCGCCGGTCACGGCCACGAAGCTGTTTGACTTGGAGTAAATCGACATCAGCGCCCCGATCACGCCCTCAAGGTAGACAGCCCCGCCACGGGTGCGGGAGCCGGTGATCTTGGCAAGGTGCTCCCCAAGCTCGTCGATGCTATAGAACGCAGCCTGGTGCCGGATCAGGTTGCGGTAGATTTCCTGCTCCGACTTGATGCCCCCGACCAGTGCCGGAGAGATACCAGCAGCGCGGATAAGGTCGTTGTGCGCCTGTAAAATAGCCTCCTTGCCCGTGCTGGAGTCCGCCACGCCAAAGCAAAAGAGATTGAAAGCCCCGTTGTCCAGCGGGTCGGTGTAGCGCATCCCACCGCAGTTGCTGATAGTCATCAGGGCGGCGGAGACTGCGAGGGTCTCCCGTGGGAATATCGACTGCGAGTTAACCCACGCCGTCAGTTCCCCGGCAAAGCCTGGAGGACGCAGCAGGTCGATACCGGTAATGTCCAGTGTGTCGGCTGTTGGCTCCACAGGAGGCACCCAGTCCGGGGTAAAGGTCACAGGGCGCTGCCAGCCGTTAGCCTGCGCGTGATGCACCAGGGTGCCTACGGTGACCGGGTTCGCAGATTTGCCGAAGCTGTGCCACTTGTGCTCCATCTGCGACTCGTCGTGCTTGGCAGACTGCGCTGACCAGTCGCACCACATCTGGTAGCCCGTGCCAGTGGTGGCATGGTGCAGGGCCATGCCGACCCTGATCCACTGCTCGTAGTCCACGCTGCCCGTGTTGGGCATATGGCGCAGCATATCCGCCAGCTCATCGTCCGATATGTCCACCCATTGCTCGTCAATCTTTGCCCGGTGCCGGTCTGGGCGGAACAGCAAAGCGACCAACGAGGCTGGGGCAGCGGCTATGTCAAAAGGAGTGCCGAGCACTGCCTTGTACCGTCTGCCACTGCGATGCAGTGAGCCAGGCCCAACCACAAAGCCGCTGGACTTGAAGTCTATGCCGGGAAAGTCTGGCAGCGCCTGCACCAGTGCCTGTGGGACGGGAAGTGCAAAGTACAGGTGCTGCGACCCGCCACCGCTACCGGTCTCGACTATCAGCCCGGCACCTGCCAGCTCTGGAACTCGCTCCAGCAGTTTGGCGTAGCTCTGGACGCCGCCATTGCGGGCATCAACATCCACCACCAGCAGGCCATCTACGAGAACGCCAAAGCCGGTGTCAAACTGGCCCATCTCGATCAAGGTCTCAAGCTGCTCATCTGACCAGTGCGGAGTGTGCTGCCAGTTCGCAGCCTGCGGGTGCTTGCCGGGAGCTTGGCACTTGTCCCAGCCACAAGCGCACAGCCCGCTTGGGAGGATGCTGTGCAGGCCGAAGACCTTATAGCCTGCTTCGATGAACTCTTGATGACTGGTCATACCCGTGTGCTCTTTAGGTAGTCCTCGATGACCTTCAGGGTCTTGACGCCAGGGTTCGCGTCTGGGTTATCTCGGATCGCCAGCAGTGTTCCGTAGCTGATCCCCGTGGCCTCTGCGACGACGATCAGCCTGCGGTCACTGAGCGCCTTCTGTATCTGTTCCAGTTTCATGGTGGTGGTTTTCCTGTGGTTGGTTTATTTGCCATATTAAAGCATATATTCAGGCGAATAAAGAATATTTGCAATTGAGTGTTTACAGGCGGAATTGCGCTGGTATATAGTTGCAGCCGTGGAGAGAAGGAAATATCAAGGGAGGCTCCTGCCCCTACGCCCAATGAGGTGCTTTACAATGAGTGTTTTAGAAAAGATCGCCAAGCCGGAAGACCGGCCAGTAATTGCCACGCTCTGTGGCGACTCGGGAATGGGCAAGACTACACTTGCTGCATCATTTCCCAACCCCATCTTTATCCGAGCCGAAGACGGCCTGCAATCAATCCCCGCCAAAATGCGCCCAGATGCCTTCCCGCTGATCCATAGCGAAGCAGAGCTGTGGGAACAGATCATGGCTCTGCTGCAAGACAAGCACGAATATAAAACGGTCGTGCTCGACTCCGTGACCGCACTGGAGCGGATGTTCATCCAGCACGTTATCGAGAGCGACCCCAAGAAGCCCAAGGGCATCAATCAGGCGCTGGGCGGGTACGGTGCTGGCATGGCGGCAGTGGCCTCGATGCACCAGCGCGTTCGCAAAGCCTGCGGTCTGCTTAATGAGCGCCGTGGAATGCACATCGTCTTTATTGCTCACGCAGAGACAGAGACTATCGAGCTTCCAGATCAGGATGTGTACACCCGGTACAGCCTGCGCTTGTCCAAAAAGAGCGTTGCGCCTTACGTTGACGACTGCGACCTCGTTGGCTTCCTCAAGCTGCAAACCTTTACGACAGGTGACGGTGAGCGCAAGAAGGCTATCAGCGATGGCACCCGCATCATCGTGACCTACGCAAGTGCCGCCAACGTCAGCAAGAACCGCTACAACATCCGCGAAGACTTGATCGTGGAGCAAGGGCACAACCCGCTCGTTCAGTTCATCCCATCTTTAGCAGCAGGAGTATAAGAATATGTCATTTTGGAATCTGTCAGACGATAAAGAGAAAGTAAGCACCAGCGGCAATTTTGAATCCGGTGGCGGCAATCTGGAGCCAATGCCCGAAGGCACAAACGTGCTGGCTGCGCCCGTAGAAGCAGGCTGGAAGAACTACGAAGGCGAAGACTATGTGAACCTCCAGTGGCAGGTGCTGGCCCCAGCCGAGTACAAGAACCGCAGGATATTCCAGAAGGTGAAGGTGTACGAGCCTGACTCAAAGAAGGCCGACAAAGCCAAGCGTATGCTGGCAGCGATTGACGCCAACGCGGGCGGCAAGCTGATGCAGATCGAGCGCGAGCCGAGTGATGCGGAGCTGACGCAGTTTCTGGTTGGTAAGCAGATGATGCTGCGCCTGGGGCTGTGGGAGATCAACGACAAGCGCGGCAACTGGGTCTCTGCGGTAGCACCGAAGACCGGCGGGGCACCAGCGGCAGCACCAGCACCGACAGGAGGCATCCGAGATGCAGGCGTCCCCTTCTGATCTGGATCAGAGGACGCCCGAGTGGTACGAGGCCCGGAAGGGTCTCGTTACTGCTTCAAGTGTGGGCGCTATCCTCAACCTCGACCCGTACCGCGAACCCCGCGATGTGCTGCGCCAGATGGTGCGCTCGTACCACAAAGCGGAGCCAGAGTTTACCGGCAACGCGGCGACCGAGTACGGCACCTCCCGTGAACCAGGCGCAATTGTAGACTTTGCAATGGACGCTGGATACACGGTGCGAAAGGTAGGCTTTATGGTGCATGAGTCCGGCTGGATCGGCGCAAGCCCTGACGGGATAGTG